AAAAAATATCAATAACAAATACATTGAATAATATATTTTATAAAATATATGAACAAAACTAAAAAAACACACAAAGTCAATTTAACCAAATCTAAAAAAAACACAAATGTTCGTCATGAGTCAGATGTATTTGGTGATGTTTCTATTCCTAAAAAACACTTTTGGGGTGCTAGTACCCAGCGCTCACTTATTCATTTTACAATTAGTAATGAACTTATGCCAACTGAATTTATTCACGCTTACGCTCTTTTTAAGAAATGTGCGGCAAAAGCAAATTACAAATTAAAATTATTGGATAAACAAAAATTAAATATTATAACAAAAGTTTGTGACGATATTTTAGATAATAAATACAATGATGAATTTCCATTACATATATGGCAAACTGGAAGTGGAACACAAACAAATATGAATGTAAATGAGGTTATTTCAAATATTTGTAATAAAATGTTGACTGGAAAATTAGGAACAAAAAAACCTATACATCCGAATAATCACGTCAATATGTCACAATCATCGAATGATAGTTTTATTACAGTTATACATATTTCTGTAGCTTTATTAGTAACTAAAAATTTAATACCTAATTTGACTTATATGATCAATGGATTTAAACAAAAACAACACGAATTTAAAGATGTAATAAAATTAGGAAGAACACATTTAGAAGACGCAGTTCCATTGACTTTTGGACAGGAATTTTCTGGATTTGTAGCTATATTAGAGGATTCGTTGAATCAAATCAAAATATCTTTGGGGCATATTTATCAATTAGCCGCAGGCGGAACTGCTGTTGGTACAGGAATTAATACTCATCCTGAATTTGGAAAAATAGTTGCTCAAGAAGTTTCCTCAGAAACACATTTACCATTTGTCACTGCACCAAATAAATTTGGTGAAATGTCAAGTCATAACGCAGTATTGAAAATGAGCGATGCCTTTAAAGTATTAGCCACAAACATTATGAAAATTGCTAACGATATTCGTTGGTTAGGTTCAGGACCTAGAGCTGGATTGAGTGAATTAATCTTACCGCAAAATGAACCTGGTTCTTCTATTATGCCTGGCAAAGTGAATCCAACTCAATGTGAAGCGGCTGCGATGGTTTCCGTTCAAGTGATGGCAAATAATATGGCAATTACCATAGCAAACTCACAAGGTTATTTTGAATTGAATGTGTATAATCCACTTATGCTTTATAATATTACACAATCGATTCGAATGTTGTCAGATGTATGCGTTAATTTTACTAAATTTTGTGTTTTGGGTTTAAAAATAAACAAAGAAAAAGTAAAAGGATATTTGGATAATGCGTTAACACTTGCTACAATATTAAATCCTTATATTGGATATGACAAATCTACCAAATTAGCGCATTACGCTTATGACAAAAACATATCGTTAAAAGAAGCTAATAATGTTTTAAAATTTTTACCAGAAGATAAATTAGTTGAATATTTAAACCCTGCAAAAATGATTAATATTTAATTTATTTACGAACACGCGCTTTAAGTAATTTAATAGGTGTATTGGGTTGATTATGATATTCAATAACTTCAGTAACATTCAAAAACCATGTCTTTTTATTATACTTTTTCAATTGTAATATACGTAACAATACTTCCATAATACAACATGCTTTGTCACGTGTCAAGATTGGATAAGTATCTCCAAGAATTTCATTTAATCTTGGTGTAATAGAAGCTGTAATTGATCCATTCAAAAGTGCATTTTCACAAACTTGACCTGTAGAAGTTGTATCTGCCATACGTTTTGTTTTCAGTGTTCTGATTTCATCTGTTTTATTTGAAATGCCGCCCACAATATGAGCTAAATCATAATCTAATTTTGGTTGATCTTTGACAAGTGTTTTGATCCATTCGGTTTCATTTTTTTCAACCATAACAATAGAAATATCATCCCATAATTTTAAATACTCTTTTTTTTCTTTTTGAACAACAAAATAAGACTTTACCTTTTTCTGAAATTCATTTAACGAATTAAAAAATAAATAATTAATAATGGTAAAACATTCCTTGTAATTTAGAATTTCAACAATGTGGGCTATGACAATGGTATCATAATCATCTTCATCTACATCAATGCCATGTTTATCAAAACTAACTTGTACTATTTTTTTGATCTGAGGAATTAATTCACACCATTCATTTCCAATGGCAATATTAAAAGGAAGTTTTGTCTTTTTATATTGTTCATACATTTCATCTAAAATTTTTTCAGCTGTTTTATCAAATGTGGGTTCCTTAGGTTTAATAATAATAGAATGATTGGAAACATTTGGTGGTATTCTACGTTCGTACATGGTACTTGCTAATGGTAAATGTTTTGGATGAAAGATGTAATAATTTTCATGATTGATAATAAATCCAGAACGATTTAACATGTCCTTGCATTCTGTTTTCAACTCTATCATTTGGGTTAATGCCTGATAAATTTGGCGATACGACACATAAATAGTAGACAAATTAAGTTCATTGAATATTTCTTCCGCCGTGTAAATGTAACCATGTCTAAAAAACGGACGAATTTTTTCAATCATATAATTGGTATGTTCTAACGCAGATTCAATTGTATTTTTACTCGATGTATAATTACATTCATAATCACATTCCATAAAATCACATATGACGGAATAAGAATGTTCATTTAATTTATAATCTATCTTTTCACCACTAGATAATTTTTGTTGAATGGTAAAATCAAGAAATTGCGATTTCATGACAGCAATGTTCATTTCACAATCCATCGCATTTTGTTTTAAAATTCGTGCGACTTTTCCTATTTTGAAAGCCTTTTCTTCAGCATATCTGTACAAATAATGATCCAATGTTTCAGTTTCTCCGTAATACGTAACGTACAAAAAGATTTGCGCATTTCGTTCTTCAAAGGGTAAATTTTTATGACTACGCAACCGAATTCCTCGTCCAATAATTTGTTCAATGCGGTTCATGTGCCACCAAGGATCCATGATATGAATTTGGCGTATGTTTTTAAAATCTACACCTTCTGACGCGGCCTTTGTAATGATGACCACTTTAATCAATTCACCATTTTTATTTTCATTTGAATTTAATAATTGAATAGTCTTTTCTGAATCCGATAACATTTCTGTTCCCGTCATGACACAATAATGACCTATTTTAGTTTTTGCTGGCTGTAAAAAATTTTTTTTATTGTACCGATGATACCCCATAGATTCTAATGCCAACGCAACTGGAATCAACCCCTTGGATACTAATTTTGTATAAATCATAATGATTCCGGTAGATGATTGAATAGATTTACAAACAGAATACAATTTAGCACTATATTTTTGTAAATGTTTCAAATCAAAACATTCTTCAGAACCTTGAACATAACTATAGGTTTGGTTTGTCTTTTGCATATATTCAGATGTTTTTGTTACATTCGGATATGTCATGATTAACGAGGATGAAATATGGTCAAATTCACTTAATCCAATGGTTGTAATATCATCCTTTAATGTTTTCATTATTTTATTGTAATATTCATATTGAAATGGGCTCATGTCAACAAAACAAACCTTTGTTTTAAGAGGTGTTATGTCTTTTCCATTTAAACTTTTGGTTGGTGATTTTGTAGGGGTTGGATAAATTCTATAAGGAAATGTAAATGGATTTTCTCCTTTTACAAAGGATACATATCCGCGAATGGCATGAATAAATTCATGTTCTTTTGAATCATCAAGTACATCTTGTTTGAAAAAATCACTTACTTGAAAGGTTGACCTTTTATCATTTTTTCTTAATAAATTAAGAATCCATATGATTTCACGAGCATCATTGAACATGGGTGTTGCTGACAACATTAATAATTTAATGGTTGTGTTTTCAGTTACTAAATCTAGTGCTTGACTTGGTTTCAATGAATCCGTAATTTCCGTTTCTTTGATGTTGTGAATTTCATCAATGATGATCATACAATTTTCAAATTCTTGTAATTTATTACCTCTGCGTTTATCTTCTACCAAATGCGAAAATTCAACGTATCCCATAAATTTATAATATTGTTTGATGAGAGCTTCTATTTTTGTTACAAGTATATCTTTAGATACAAGTTCATTGTCTGGATTGACCTCTCTTAAAATCGCATTTCCTATACAACTTTTACATATCCATTCTCCACCTTTTCTACTTAAATGAGACTCATTGAACAATTGTTGTTTGAAATTGGTTTTAATGTTATTCCCGCCTAATATATAAATTTTTTGTTTCATTCCAGTTTGTTTTAAAAAAGAACGATGTTCTTCAGCAATCGTAATGGCAGAACACGTTTTACCAGTACCAAGACCATGGTACAACAACAATCCATTGTAAGGAGTATCATTGGATAAAAAATTACGAACTAAAAGTTGGTACGATGATAGTTCTAATTCAGCATTACAAAGTGCGTTGGACAAGGTTTCCAATTCTTCATGATTTTTAGGCGAATAAATCTTGCCTTTAATATTGAAATCTTTATATCTTGTTAATTTACTATTAAAATCCATATCATCCAACAATGGATAAATATCTTCTTGTATGACAATCTTTTCTAATTTCATTACAAATGAAATGGTGATTCTATATAATTTTTCAAATGACATTATTAACATATCCTTATATAAAATATTTAACTATCTGATCGATTTAATTTAAACTAAATGATTTATGTTTTGCATCACATTCGTTTAATTTATGTTCATCTGTACCTTATCATCCTTTTTTAAAAATAAACGATGATTGGATGCCATGGCTGCATTATAGGATTGTATTACATCGTTGCGTCGTGCAGAAATTAATTGGCCATTTTAACAATAAATTATTTTTATAAAAAATAGTATCAAAATATTATAAGATCCAATGAATCATAATTTAAATTCTAATATAGTAATATGGATAAATTATCTGAAATCATAGAATTACTCAATCAACAAAATCTCAAAATAGATATAACATACATGAACAACCTGCTATATGGTGTTATACTGCAATAGCACAAATATTATTAACATTTTGTTTATTAAAATTTGAAAAATAAATTGATTTTATCTAAGTCATTCATGTTATCGTATGGCAAATCACGAAGAATATTTATTTGCATATTCTGAATCTACACATCGACTATGCATACAAGCATGCAATCAATGGATGAATGCTAAATTACATCATCCTTTATATCAAGAATTATCAGCTACACGTACTACACTTGAAGATAAACGTTTATTAAACATCATTCATGAAGACATTCATGAGCTACGACAACATTTTCTAAAATTATTACATCATCATAAAGAAGCATTGCAAGATTATGATGATTTTCAAAACGTTTTATAACATATAGTACACAAGTAAGAACATAACATAATTTGAAAATAAGGATACAATATTTTTCTATAATTTAAATTATACGTAATATCATAATTGTAACATAAAAATAATATACATGTTGGTATCATCATAGTATCATTTATGTGGGTGGTTCGTTTATTGACAAGAAGGACTGAACTTATTCTTAGTATATTATTGATATGATAAAAAATTAAATATTGTTTTTTATTTGTAAATAAATTACTAATATCTTCGACATTAGAAGGGTCATTTCCTAACATATAATTTTTATTTTCTATTTTTTTCATAGCATAAGAAATAATGCATTCATCTTTGCATAAAACCCAAGAAAATGGTATGGATACAAAACTAATCATGTACATTTTATCAAAAAAAATATTTTTTTGTATGATAAATCCATAAATATCTTCTAGTATCATACCACATAAATGAAGTATTCCACCATATATAACATTCATACTGAATCATACATATATTTTAAATACACTTTTTTAACACATTCAATTCTTTTTCCCATATTTTTTCAATTGACGTTTTTGTCAATTCATCTATTTGTTTGGACAAGGTATCATGTTCCTTTTCGAGTTCAGCTACTTTTTCTTCTGTCACACTATCCATTGGCATTTTAATCAAATAATGATAACTTCCTTCATGTTCTTCAATTTTGAGCATTTGTAAAGCACTCACAATCTCTTCCATTTTTTTCCTTCTCAAATCAAGTTTATCATCTAAAATAGACCTAATGTACATCACTTTATTGGTAAGTTTGTGTAACATGGCATTCAATTGTTTTAGTTGATGCGCCTTTCTTTTGGTATACGTTTTAAGTCGGATGCTATAAAACTCATCCATGATCGTTTGAAGGTTATACTTTTTTAATTGTTCTTCTGCTGTAAACAAGTTCATGTTATTGGTACTTTGTGTAACACTTAACTTCAATGTCTTTTCAACATCAGTAACCGGCTGTAACAATTTAAGTGTAAGATTTACCTCTACGTCTGTGCTATTGTCTACGTATTCTTTCAAAATTGTTCCGCGTATAGATTCCAAAAATTCCTTGTATTCTGTTGTCCATGTGCCAATCGGCAATTCAGTAATATGAATAGACAAATCTGTTTGTGTATAAATTCCCTTGACTACAAATTTGTCTGACTTAGGTTCAATCGTTCCGCGAAATCCACGATAATACGGAACAAAATCCGCTTTTTCATCGCCACCATGAAGTCGCCGAATTAAATACTCAATCAATTGTTTTGGATGATAACACAAGACACTCGTGCTTGTTCCTGTTCCAATACCTTTACATCCATTCACCAAGACCATGGGTATGATAGGAACATAATAAATAGGTTCTACTTTATGTCCATCGTCATACACATAATCCAATACATCATCGTCTTCCGGTGGAAAAATTAACCGCGTATGTTTTTGTAATTGAGTAAAGATGTAACGTTCGCTCGCACTATCTTTTCCACCATTCAATCGTGTACCAAATTGTCCGTTGGGTTTGAGTAATTCAAGATTGTTAGACCCCACATAATCTTGTGCCATGTTGACAATGGCTCCATTTAAACTTGCTTCTCCATGATGATACGCCGTATGTTCAGAAACATATCCACTAAATTGCGCCACTTTAATTTCACGATCCAACCCACGTTTAAACGCGGCAAATAAAATTTTTCGTTGACTCGGTTTGAATCCATCCATAACATTGGGAATAGAACGAATACAATCATAATTAGAGAATTGAATCAATTCTTCATCAATGAACGTTGTGTATGAAATACATCGTTGAGACGTATCTATGAATTTGGACTTTTGATGCATTTCCAGCCATCGTTTACGATCATCCGCTCGCGACTTGTTAAACACTTTATCAATAGAATCGTCGCACTCCGGTGTCCATTTAAATTGTACAATATGCTTTTCACGTTCAGAAAAGTATTGGGTAAATTCTTTGGACGTACTTGTTCCTAACCCTTTGTAATACTTAATGTCCCAGCCTTGTAGGTTTGTCTTTTTCCATTCATCAAATTGTCCTTCATGATAAAATTGTAACTCTTTTGTTCCCTTTCGTGCTTTGATAATTGGCGTGTTCATGAATCCAATGAAATTTGGCTGTTCCAGCAACGACTTCCACATACTTCCAAACATATTAATACACAAGCCTTTGATATGACTTCCATCTTTATCTTGATCCGTAATGATCAAAACTTTGCCGTACCGAAGCTTTTTGTGAACATCTTCTAGTGTATAGACCTTTCCAATTTCAAGACCAATGATTTGTTTTAATTCATGAATTTCTTTATTTTCATTGATCCGTGTAATGTTTTCACCACGCGTGTTCAACAATTTACCACGAAGTGGAAATACACCAATTGTGTCGCGATCCTTTTTAGATAATCCAGATACAACACTTGCCGTTGCTGAATCACCTTCAGTAAGAATCAACGTACATTCCTTTGACTTTGTTGTTCCTGCAAAATTCGCATCAATTAATTTAGGTATCCCCTGTATTGTTCGCGTTTTAGCACCATCATTCTTTTTAGCTACATCCATTTCACGCTTTTGAGTCATGGCAACGGCCACTTCCATAAATCCCATCTCCGCCAACTTTTTAATAAATTTATCACTAATCTCACATGTAGACCCAAAAGCTGAACTTGGTGTACTCAAACAATCCTTTGTCTGACTATCAAACGTTGGATTTTCTACATAGCAAATGATGAACAAGAACATGTGATCTTTTAATACCGCAGGACGCACATCAATCTTTTTTTTCTGATGAATGTACGCTACCAATTTACGCAAAATTTGATTCATGATGTAATCTACATGTTTTCCACCTTTTTGAGTATAAATACTATTGACAAAGGATACTTGACCAGGTTCTTTGGTAAACGATGCGCAGACATCCCATCGCTCACACGTTTCAAATGCTCGCGGCGCATCCGCAATGTAAAAATCAACATACTTTTGAAACGTCTGACATTCCAATACTTTTCCATTAAAGCTTACCTTTACCTTTTTATTGGTAATGGCCGCGATGTCCATCATACGTTTTTCAAAGACTGCCATTG